TCTAACAGTTTAGGTTGGGACCCTGCTTACTTTGAATATATTGGTAAGAGAAACCCAATCAATTCTTGTGATATCGATGGTTTACCATTTAATTACAGATCTGCTGGTTTCCACATGGATGTAAATGCAAGTGGTTTAACAATCGGACCTGAGTTCTCAACAGCAGGTGACCCAAGATTCATCTGTGGTAACTCACCGTTTATTACAGAACCAGAATCACCAACAAACGCATACTACAGATTGTTCGCTCGTAAGTTCACATTCTTAGTACAAGGTGGATTCGACGGATGGGATATCTACAGAGAGTGGAGAACAAATACAGACCAATTCCAAATCGGTAGAAGTGGATTCTTAAGAGGAGCTTGTCCTTCATCAAGATACCCTAACGCTACAGGATGGGGAGCATTTAAAGAAATTTCTTTAGGTGATGGAACTCAAAACTTTGCAAACTCTGACTACTACGCATACTTGTTAGGTCAACAAACATTTGCAAACCCTGAAGCGGTAAACATCAACGTGTTTGTAACTCCGGGTATTGACTATGTTAACAATAGTAACTTGGTTGAGTCGGCAATCGAAATGATTGAGTTTAACAGAGCGGATTCACTTTACGTTTGTACAACACCTGACGTTGATATGTATGTCCCTTCTCTTAACGGACAAGATTACTTAATCTATCCTACTGAAGCGGTTAATAACTTAGAAGACACAGGAATTGACTCTAACTATACTGCCACTTACTATCCGTGGGTATTAACAAGAGATAGTGTAAACAATACACAAATCTACATCCCACCGACTGCTGAAGTAACAAGAAACTTGGCGTTAACTGATAACATTGCATTCCCTTGGTTTGCGGCGGCAGGTTACACTCGTGGTATTGTTAACTGTATCAAAGCTCGTAAGAAGTTGACTCAAGAAGATAGAGATATTCTTTACGTAGGTAGAATTAACCCAATTGCAACCTTCTCTGATGTTGGAACTGTAATTTGGGGTAACAAAACTCTACAAGTTAGAGAATCTGCTCTTGACAGAATCAACGTAAGAAGATTGTTACTACAAGCTCGTAAATTGATTTCAGCAGTATCTGTAAGATTATTGTTTGAACAAAACGACGCACAAGTAAGACAAGATTTCTTAAACGCGGTTAACCCAATCTTAGATGCAATCAGAAGAGATCGAGGTTTATATGACTTTAGAGTCACTGTATCCAACGATCCTGAAGATATCGATAGAAACCAATTGACAGGTAAGATTTACATCAAACCTACAAGATCTCTTGAATTCATCGACATCACATTCTACATTACTCCGACAGGAGCATCGTTTGAGAATATATAAGTTGGTTTATATTCATATGAAAAGGGGGGACGAAAGTTTCCCCTTTTTTTATTTAAGGAGATATTTATTTATATGAATTATAAAAAAGTTGTTAAACAGATTATTTCAGAGATCATTCACGATCAAATGAAACCTACGATGAAGTATTATGCTTTTGACTGGGACGATAACCTTATGTATATGCCAACAAAAATTTACACCAAAGATGATAAAGGGAAAGTTGTTGGTATGTCCACAGAAGATTTTGCAGAATACAGAACTGAGATTGGTAAAGAACCATTCGAATATGAGGGACACACCATAGTTGGTTTTGATGAAAATCCTTTCAGAGACTTCAATGTACCTGGTGATAAAGGTTTCTTAAGAGATGCTATGAAAGCACCTACAGGACCAGCGTGGAATGATTTTGTCGAAGCGGTTAATAATGGGTCTGTTTTTTCAATCATCACAGCAAGAGGACACACACCTTCAGTTCTTAAAAATGCTGTTTACAACTTAATTAAGAAAAACAAACACGGTCTAAGTGAAAAAGAATTAGTTAAAAATTTAAAAAAATATAGAGAGTTGGCAGACGAAGAAGATTTATCTGATGATGAATTAGTAAGAGCTTACTTAGATATGAACAAATATCACCCTGTTAGTTTTGGTCAAGGTTCCGCTGCGAATCCTGAACAATTAAAGGTTGATGCGATGAAAGAGTTTATGACTTACGTTAATAACCTATCTAGACAATTACAGGAAAAAGCCTTTATGAAAAATAAAATTAGTAATTATTTTGTTCCTTATATTGGTTTTTCAGATGACGACTTAAGAAACGTTCAAGCAATGAAGAAACATTTTGACGATGAATCTGGATTAGAAATCTATCATACTGGAGGAGGAAAGAAAACTAAATATTAATTAAACTGGGTCTAGTAGAGATATAAATTAAAAAATAATTGAAGTAAATAGAAAAATTTTTATTTCACACTATTTATAATAAAAATAAAAGAAAAATTTAAAAAATAAGATATGGCTGATTTGTTAATGAAAATGCCGATCCCTTACGAACCGAAAAGGGAGAACCGATGGATTTTGAGATTCCCATCATCACTTGGTATCAATGAGTGGTACGTTGAGACAACCTCTAGACCAAAACTTACAATCGGGGCAACTGAAATTCAGTTCTTGAATACTTCAACATACGTTGCAGGTAGATTTACTTGGGGTGAACTTCCTGTAACTTTCCGTGACCCAATCGGTCCTTCTGCATCACAAGCGGTTATGGAATGGATCCGTTTATGTGCTGAGTCAGTAACAGGACGTATGGGTTATGCTGCGGGTTACAAAAAGAACGTTGACCTTGAGATGTTAGACCCAACAGGTGTTGTTGTTGAGAAATGGATTTTAGAAGGTACATTCTTGACAGGATATGACGGTGGATCGTTATCTTATTCAAGTGACGGTATTGCTAAAATAACTGCGAACATGAGAATGGACCGTTGTATCTTGGTATACTAATAGTAAAAAAAACATACGAATTAAAGACCTATTCACTTTACTAGTGGTAGGTCTTTTTTATTTTTAATTATAAAAAGAAGTTTATGGAACAAGACGTATATGCTGCAGGTCAGGCAGAATTTAATTTGCCACACGACGTAATTCAATTACCAACACAAGGTAAGTTTTACAAATCAAAAAAGAAATCAATTAAAGTTGGTTACTTAACCGCCGCTGATGAAAATATCTTGGCAGAAGTTGATTATAGAAAAAATGTTAATGAGGGAATTATTTTACCTTTATTGAGAAATAAAATTTATGAAAGAGATTTAAGACCTGAAGAACTTTTGGATGGTGATATTGAAGCGGTGTTACTTTTCTTACGTAATACTTCTTTTGGTCCTGAATATAGGGTAACAGCTATTGACCCTGTAACTGATGAAAGATTCAGTGCTACGATTCTACTTGATGAGTTAAATTATAAAAAAACAGATGTAGAACCTGATGAGAATGGTTATCTACAGACAGTATTACCTATAACAAAGAAAACGGTTACTTTAAAATTGTTAAATGTTTTAGATAGAATTGAAATTGATAGAATCGTGAAATCTTATCCTTCTGAAAGAACTGCACCTGTTGTAACAACTAAATTGTTGAAACACATTGTGGCGATTGATGGTGATGAAGATAGAAATAAAATTAGCGTATTTGTCGAACAAATGCCAATCTCCGATTCTAAATATATTAGAAGATTTATCTTGGATAATGAACCAAGATTAGACCTATCAAAAGAAGTTATAGCCCCGTCAGGAGAAAAAGTGGTAATTGATATCACTTTTGGGGTGGAATTTTTTCGGCCTTTCTTATCAATATAAGACAACAATCTTAGACGAATTCTATTATTTCTCTAGATTATTCAGAACTCAATACTCTGAGTTTATGAATATGCCAACATATGTCCGTAAGTATTTAATCCAAAAACACATTGAGGATACTAAAACCAATAATTAAATATTTATGTAAAAAAGCGTAATGAGCGATAGAGAAGCGGAACTTCAAAAAGAGTTAGATAAATACAAAGAACTTTACGAGGCGCAGAGGAAGACAATCGACCAAAGCGATAGGTTTAGTTCGAGTAGCGGTAAAGTCGTTGGAAATTTAAATGCCGATTTAGGTAAGTGGACTTTAAGCGTAACAGAATCTTCAAATAAGTTAAAAACAGCTTTTGCTGGCATCGGCGATGCTTTAGATATCACAGACTTAAGTGCATTCCAAGAATTAGATGATAGAGCAACTTTAATCCAAAGAGAGTTTGGTACTACGAAAGAATCAATAGAAGGATTCAAACAATCAATTGCCGATACAATACCCGAGTTAATGAAAATGGGTATTACCGAAGAACAAGGATTAAAAAATATCACTAAGGTAATGGAAAGTATGGGTAGTACTGCAACATTAGGTAAGGAAGCCATTACTGAATTATCCGCAGCTGCTGAAGTTTCTAGAGTTGATATTGGTAAATTAGCAACTAATTTCAGAGACGTTGGTGTGTCTGTGTATGATGTTGGTGATCGAATGAAAGAGGTTACCGATTATGCTCGTAGTGTTGGTGTTTCAGTTGCAGGTGTTTCTGACAAAGTAGTTGGAAATCTCGGTAAGATGAACCTATACAATTTCGATAATGGTATCAAAGGTCTTGCTAAAATGGCCGCAACTTCAGAACGTATGGGTATCAGTATGGAACAAGTCTTTAACTTTGCTGACAAGATATATGATCCTGAAGGTGCTATTGAAATGGCGGCAGGACTACAAAGATTGGGTGTTACCGCAAGTGGACTATTAGATCCACTAAGGGCTATGGATTTGGCGGCGAATGACCCTGAAGGACTACAAAAAGAGATTCTTAATGTTACCAAAGAGTTTACCAAATTCAACGAGGCTAACGGTAAGTTTGAAATTATGCCTGGATCTAAAAGAAGATTGAGAGAAATTGCAAAAGAAATGGGTATACCTGCGGAAGAACTTGCATCAATGTCAATCAAAGCCGCGGATTTTGACATGAAGATGAAACAAATTCAATTCCCTTCTTTGGCAACAGACGATGAAACTAAAGAGATGATTGCTGGTATGGCTCAGTTAAAGGATGGAAAAGCGATGATCAATGTTAAGAATGAACAAACAGGTGAGGTTGAATTAAAACAAGTTGATCAATTAACCGCGACAGATCTTGAAAGTTTAAAGAAACAACAAGAAGATGGTAGTAAAAGTATTGAGGAAATTGCTTTAGATCAGTTAAGTGTATCTGAACAAATTCGTAATAATACTGCTGGTTATATGAAAACCATAGAATATGGTAAGGCAACCTCAGAACCTCTAGAAAAATTATTTGGAACGGTAATGGGATCTCAAGCAATTTTATCAAGAAATTTAGCCAACCAAGCAACAACAAAAGGTGTTAGAGAGACATTTACCGAAATAGGTCAACCAGCAGAAGATTATATTGTAGGTGGTATTGAAGGGAATAAAGAGAAACAAAGAGCTGCTGAACAAAATTTTATGAAAGCATTGGATAATGCTGAACAAAAACTAACCGCAAGCTCTCAAGAATTTATCAATACAACACTAATTGATATCTCAAATAAGTTTAAAGAGGCTTATTCCCAACCACAGAAAGTTGAGTCAACCGCTACGGTTAATTTGAATATGAATCTAACTGGTGATGAAAATGTTAAAAACATGGATCTAAACTCGGTTAAGGGAGATATTGTCAATTATTTAACTCAAACCGCTGAAGGTAAAGCTTTATTAAAAGAAGCGATTGAAAATAAGAACGCACCAGCGTCAGCACAAGGAGCTAAAAACAAATAATATTGATAAAAAATATACCAAACCCCTATTTATAAAATAAAACAATATGTCTGAAAGTTTTTTATCGTTTGGTAATTCTAATGCTTTTAGGAAACAATTATTGGTTAAGAATTTAACACCTTATAATGTTCCTGGAACTTACACATCACCTGGTAATCCTGTTGACTATGAAACAGTGCTTTCAGTTAATAATGTAGTAGATTCCCCAAATAATTACGTATCAACAAATTTATTTGCTCAGGACTTATATCCTTTGAATGAATACGGACCTGAAGGAGGTTTTAGTCAACCGATAGGTATTAATTCGATTGCATCTACAAACAATCCCGAAGGAACAAATCAAGGACCTTACGATCCAAACGATACCGCTTTAGATATTATAAACGAATTCTATATTGAATCCGCATACGTTACCAATAAATGGGGACCAAGCGGTGGTTATAAAGATTTAGTTATTATTACCGACATACAAAATGCCGGTAATATATATCAACCATATTGGGATCCAGGATACTATAGTTATTCATCATACCCAACATTTAATATTGTATTCCAAGACGACCCATTAGGTTCAAACGGACCACTATCTTCGGATAGTTTCTTGGCTAAAATTGGTGCAGCACAATTAAAGTTTGCATTTGATGAGAGAATTGCTCAAGAATTGGAACAAGCTACGATTGGTGTAATCAACCTTGATACAATTAGTGATCCTTTTTCTGCGAGTTTATTGGCGACAGGGCAACAACCATTCTTTATTAGAGATTGGAGAATTACAGTACCTGAAAATCCTGTTTTAGCAACTGTATCTTTGGCGAATAGATTGACAGGTACATATTTTCCTGTTTCATTTATCCCTGGTGATTACTTTGATGATGATAACCCAATAAATGGACCACAAGCAGAGGCGGCACTCGGAGTTGCAAACAATTTAACGGGTGGTTTATTAGCACCTATACTCAACAAATATAGAAATCCTTCTGAAGTATTTGTTGCAAATACTGGTAATGGTACTAGATCGGCACTTTTTTCAGCTTTAGATTATAACCTTTATAGACCGGCATATAATCGTGGACTTATTGGTGGTCTAATTGCGGGGGCTTCGGCTGCTGTTAATAGATTGTTTGATCAAGACAAAGCTCAATCTTCAGGATATTATGTTGGTAGTGAAACTTCGGAACCGGCACAAATTGACGGACCACCGAATCAATTACCTGTTAATCAGTTCGGAGTTCAACAACAAAGTATTGTTTATGGACCTGACGCTCTTGGTATCTTATATGAAGGTAATGAAGAGTCAATTAATTTTGGTTTAAAAGGTAGATCTTATAGTGATGGTGGAGGAACTTCAGGACAATTAGTTTGGACATCACCAAAATATAAAGGTAATGCCGGGTTTAGGGCTACAGAAGGTGGTGGTGCCGGTAGTTTAGATGACGATTTTAATCAAATATCTGCAGACTATTTAAGATATCAATCAATAGATATTCCGTTTAGACCGGGATCTATTCTTTATGAAACACAAAGATTAGTAGATTCTGCTGATCAAGTACAAGGTCAGGCAAGATTAAAACATGTTGGTAATGCAATAAACCAAGTTTCAAAAGTATTCAACGACGGGTACAAAGAAATGACTAAAGGTTCTATGGTTTTATCTTATGTAAACCAAGCAGATGGAACACAAGCAGGATTAGAATACTGTAGAGTGTTCCAAAAAGATACACCATATTATACCTATGCCGACTTACAAAAATCAGATGGTATTACAACATCAGGTAGAAGAGTTGATTATTCAATTTTAGATAACACATATAACCTAAACATTGCTCCTTTACGAAATCCTGGATCAACTAATATTGTTGATGGAAAGGTTAAGAAGTACATGTTCTCAATTGAAAACTTGGCGTGGAGAACTTCAGACAGACCTGGTTATACTTATGATGACTTACCGGTTTGTGAAAAGGGACCTAATGGAGGTAGAATTATGTGGTTCCCACCTTACGACTTAAAATTCAATGACGACACCAAACCAGATTTTAATTCTACTTTCTTTATGGGTAGACCTGAACCAATTTACACTTATAAAAATACTAGTAGGTCAGGTCAACTAAGTTGGACGATTATTGTAGATAACCCTGCAATGTTAAATACAATCATTGAAAAACAAATGAATGGAGTTAACAAAACCAGAGTCCAAAGCGTGGTTGATTCGTTTTTTGCCGGTTGTACTAAATACGATTTATATGAGTTAGGTATTAAATTTAATATGATCCCAACAAAGGATTTATTCACATACCAACAGATATTAAATAATCCAAGATTAACAACTGAAGAACAAATACAAGTATTTGAAAGTATCCCACAAGAACAAAGTAGTGATCAACCGAACAAAACACCTGGTGCGGATCCATTACCTGGAACTACGGGAACTGGAACACAAACAAAAGAAAACCCAAAACCGGTTGAGGTTGATTTAAATAAATTTGTTGGTTATGGTTTCTATTTTGAAAATGATATACCGAAAGGAAATCCAGGTTCCGTTGCGGCATCACCATTTAATGTTTATTACAATGAATATATTGGGTTAGAAAATACTACTTATCAAACTGAAGCACCTGCAACAGTATCATCAGGTGGAGACGTATTCCAAAAAGGAGGAATTCCTCAGTTCTTTAGTGACGTAATTACTGGAAACTTCAATTACATTCAAAATGAATTAATGAAAGAAATTGGGGATATCCTAATCAAAGGTGGTTCAGTTACTATTGATATGGTGGGTTCAGCTTCAGCACCCGCAAAAGTTTCATATAACCAAAAATTATCAGAAAGAAGAAATGACTCGGTTAAAAAGTGGATGTTGGCATATAAATTATCTGATGGTAAAACTATAGAACAGTATGGTAGTAAGTTTGTTATGAACTTTAAAGGGGCCGGCGAACAATTGGTAATTCCTAAAACTAAAAAAGATGCGGAGGCAACAACAGGTGATACAACAGACATATCTGTAACCACAGGGACAGGTGGTGATATTTTAGCAGCACAAGTTAATTGTACTAACGATATTGTTGCGTTGAATGCTCAAGGACAACCAATTCCTGATCAAAACACACCAAATGAGGCACAGTGGTATAGTATTCCGGCTATGGCTTGTAGACGAGTATCTATCCAAAAAATAGTTGCTACAAAACCACCTGAAAAAGTAGAGGAAAAACCAGATACAATCCCAACTGAAGAAGGTGAAAAGATTAACCCTCAAAACATTCTTACAGGTCAAACTCAAAGTATCAAACCTGAACCTAAAATTACGATTGAACAAAAAATTAAAGAGGGTATTTCTAAAAAGATACTAAGAAACTTATTTACTGAGTGTGATTATTTCCAAGTTATTAAGGAAACAGATCCTATGGTTTATGATACAATTAAAGATAAAATCAAATTTTTTAGTCCGGCATTCCACTCAATGACTCCTGAAGGTTTAAATGCTCGATTAACATTCTTACAACAATGTATGAGACCTGGTCAGACAATACCTGTAATTGGTCCTGATGGAAGACCAAAATACAATGATGCATTAAATACATCATTTGGGGCACCACCAATATTAGTATTAAGAGTTGGTGACTTTTATCATACTAAAATAGTACCAACAAATTTGGGTATAAGTTATGATCCATTATTATTGGATATGAACCCTGAAGGTATTGGGGTCCAACCGATGATTGCTAAAATAAATTTATCATTCAATATTATTGGAGGTATGGGTATTAAAGAACCCGTACAAGAATTACAAAACGCACTTTCATTCAACTATTATGCTAATACGGAAATTTATGATGAAAGAGCAACACCTACCGAAGACACAAGTAAATTAGATCAATATGTTGTAGAAAAAATAACAGGAGGTTTACCACCTGTAACAACAGGACAACAAGCACAGGTGAATAGTGTGCAACCTAAAAAAGGTGGAAGTACTGTTGGAGTTATTGCAAATGCAACAGATATGGACTACGCACCTGTATTAACATCATTACAAGATGGTTTAAGAGGTTATTTTACAACATACTACGATACGTTAGAAAAGATTAATAATGACTATAATTATGGTATATTACAATTATATCTAAGAGATAGATCATATACAAAAGGATTGGTTTCAGAATACACTCAAGATAAAAAAGAAACAACACTATTTGGTAAAAATAACAATTATCAAGATTTTGTTGAAAATTTAATAAAGAAGGTTAAAAAAGATGTTGACGACAATAGTGACCCAATCACTTATAACGTATTTAAAAATTATCCTAACGTAACTAACAAGCAAAAAAGGGAATTAAAAGATAAATTAAACCTTCTTGTTGATCAAAGACAAGGTGCAATATTAGATGTGTTAAATGGTAACACATCTAACCTAATTCAAAACACTACTGAATTAAATAATATTTTTAGACAATTAGATGTTGTGTCATCTAAATTAGATGGTGAATTAAATACCAATAATACACCACAACTTTATGATTTAAGTGGTGATACATTTTTTGCACCGGCTACTACAGAGGGATCGATATCTAATGTATTTACGGTGAAAGTGCCTGAGGCAATAAAGAAATTTGAAGACTTATTATCAGGATCACAAATATTATCTGAAAATTTCAAACCTAACTCTTCCACAATAGAAAATGGTAATGGTTGTACTTTTAATTTGAAAAATACACCATTATTTGTAGAATGTGCTTATAATAGATTTTATATTGCAATGTCACCGTTGTTTACAAAATCAGATTTATTAACATCAACCATTAATGAATTGACAAGTGGTGATGAGATAAAATCAAACCCTGCTTTGGTAAGTGAAATTAAAAAAGTATGTGAAGGGTATGGTGCGGATACTACAAAAATTAACACAAGCTTTGGTGAATTATTTACGGAAGTGAAAGGTAATCCGATTTATAAAGAGGTTACAACATTCACATTACCCGATAATACAGTTAAGATTTGTCAATATACAACTGATGTAACACAAGACGTTCAGCTTAAAAATTTAAAAATACAGGACTTATACTCAAATAATAACTTGAATAATAAAAAAGACACCTTCAACGGGAAAGTAACATTTAACTAATATGGCATTACAATATTGGAATAGGTATACAGATTTTCTGATCAACGGACAACAGACCGTTGTACCTGGTGTTATATTACCAAATAAAACATCTGACAAGAACTACATTTACAAAGTCGCTCAATCTAGATTGGATAAAATTTCTCAACAATTCTACGGAACACCGTATTTTGGTTGGTTGGTTTTACAAGCAAATCCACAATATACTGGTGACGAATTCTCAATACCTGATGGTGCTGTATTGACAATTCCATTTCCATTAGTAGCTTCATTACAAGATTATAAAAATTCATTAGATAATTACTTCTTCTACTATGGCAGATAACGGGGAAAATATATTAGTTGAGTTTGATTATGACAACATTACCCTTATTGATCCAAACAAATTAATAGACCAAGAAGGTAATATCACAGAAAGACTAGTCAAACAAGAAGATTTGGTATACTATGCAAATCTTGAGTGTAATGTATTGCCAAGAACAAAATTGGCGGTAGGTTCCGCAATGAACGATCAACAGAGGACGATCTCCGTTGGTAAGATTAATTTCCTAAATCCTGGTAATAAAACATTTATGGACACCGCGTGGTCAGATGAGATCACAGGTAAAGATACTGTACAAGGTAAAGGTGTTAACCAAGTTAATTTAACCGCAGTTAAAAACCCAAATAAATCTGACGATTTTTACATTACTCAAAATCTAAACTCAAACGGAACTCCAGGTGCTGTTGATAATGGGTTTTTAGGTATGAAAGGTATTAATGTATCAATTGGTTTAGATTTTTTACCGGTAATCACTGTTGAACTTGAAGATGTAAAAGGTAGAGCGTTATTTGAAGGTGGAAACAATTCACCATACGCTGCGTTTTTTCAATTACCTTACCCACAATTTACATTAACATTAAAAGGATATTATGGTAAAGCGATTAAGTTCCCGATAATGTTACAATCGTTTACATCTAAGTTTGACCCTTCTTCACATAACTTTATTATCAACTTGAAGTTTTATGGGTACAAATATACATTATTATCTTATGTGAATTTTGGGGCTTTAATGGCGGTACCACACATGTATAATAATACGGTGACTCAAACTCCCGTTGTTGTTGAACAAGGCACTAACTCAAATGCAACCACCGCAACGGCACCTACTGTTGTGAGTAGGGGATATCAAAAGATGAAAGAAATATACTCTAACTATAAATCGAAAGGGTTAATACCTGATGATTTTCCAGAGATAACTCTTAATCAGTTAAAGTATAGGTTACAAAGATTTATTGATGAGGTATTAGAACAGTTTACCAAAGAAAATATGGGTGTTCTAACTACCATGACTGAATATACTAATTTATTACTTAATTACCAACAAAAAGTTTTTTTATTTACCACATCTTGGTTTAATACGTATATGGATATAAAAAATCCAATTATACTTAAAAGCGGGCAAAAAGTTTACACTTTCAAGAAAGAACTATCTCCTGAAAAAAGGGAAACCGCTTTAACTGAGTTAGATGGTATATTAAAAGATTTTAATATAAAATTAAACGAGAATAAAGTTTTTGGTGTTGGTGGTAGTTATACAATTGGAACCAAGACAGAACAAACTCAAATTCCTTTCGATATCACAACAAAAACAATAAGAGTTAAAATAAATCCCGATCAAGTAGATTTAACTAAAACATTTCAGGCACAGGAAAACGCACCCAAAGGTACTCTTTCACCGGCTGGAACACCACAAAGTGGGTTAACTAAGTTCGATACCGCATATACGAATTTTGTATTAAACCAACAAAATATATTTGTATCTAACGACGGAGTGTTTAATTACTTTGAAGGTGTTAAATCATTCATGGAGATTACTGATGGAATGGCAAAACAAGCTGCGAAGTTTAGAACTCAAATTGAACAACAAATTACAACAAGTTTAGCTGAAAAGTTTAACGCAAGAGGTAGTGGTGGACTTGGATTTGTCCCATCCGTT